CTCATACGAGTATTTATCGTAGCGGTAAATATATGACTATGCCAAGACTCAGTTTATACCGTCCCGAAAAGGGCAACGATTTCCGCTTTATAGATAGATCCGCCTGGGAAATGTTCCAAGTTGGCGGAACAGATGTGCTGGTGCACAGGTACATCGGGCCGGGGGCATCTATACAAGGTGATACTCCAAGTACTCCTAACTATACCACTGATAATGTAGCAAACATACAGGATCTATTGTTTTTAGAAAATAGAGATCGCAAGTATGATCCTGATGTGTATGTGATGCGCGGGGTCTACAATATATCTGATATTGATTTTAATCTCAGCCAGTTCGGCTTGTTCCTGCAGAATGACACTATTTTTATCACTTTCCACATCACGGATACTGTGGAAAAATTAGGTCGTAAAATCATAGCAGGTGATGTGATTGAACTACCACATCTCAAAGATGAGTATGCTCTTAATGATTTGACATTTGCCTTAAAACGTTTCTTTGTGATTGAAGAAGTCAGCAGAGCAGCAGAAGGATTTTCAGCCACATGGTACCCACATCTGTATCGTGCCAAGTGCAAGCCATTAGTAGACAGTCAAGAATTCAAACAGATCTTAGACGACATTGCAGACAGAGAATTCTACAAAGGCACTTACAACTCGACCGTAACATACTATCCTAATGATGTTGTACTTGCTGCCAACGGCAAAAAATATCAGGTAATCCAAGAAGTTACGGGTGTGGCTCCTCCTAACACTACTTATTTTGCGTTAGCTGATACGCTGAGAGATGTAGTCAGCACCTACGAAAAAGAAATGCAGATCACTGCCGCGGTATTAAATCAAGCAGAAGCAGATGCACCACGCAGCGGCTACGACACCAGCAAGTACTATACGCTCCAACGTACTGCCGACGGTGATGTAGAATTAGCCAGTACAGATGCCACAGACGTCACTGTAGATGCTGCTACGCAGGCCACCGACGAAGCTGGTAATCTGTTGTATGACACAGACGGCAATCCTGTGTATGTCGGGCAGACTGCCAGCAGCGTAATATTAACGTCAGACGGAGATGGATATGATGGCTATCTAACCGAAGACGGTATGCCTCCTAATGGTGCTCCTTTTACCGCAGGCATTTCTTTCCCGAACAATCCTATCAATGGACAGTTTGCACTGCGAACAGATTATCTACCCAACAGACTGTTTAGATTCGACGGGGCAAGATGGCGTAAATTTGAAGATAATGTGCGCATGACTATGAGCAATCTTGGAGCCAGCGATGTGGCCGCCGGCACATTTGCAGGCAAAGATGTAAGACAGACCCAGAAGGCCACATTCATTAATAATCCCACTGTGAGTACCATAGACGGACACACAGTCAAAGAAAAGCAGAGTCTCAGCAAGGCTCTTAGACCTGAGGCAGACCTATAATGGATTTTCACTATGACGGACAGATAAGACGCTATGTTACACAATTCATGCGTGTGTTCATTGGATTTAAATATCAAGCAGGGGACGGTGAGCAGAAACAGATACCTGTGATGTACGGCGACTTGACTAGACAAGTGGCCAGCATGATCAAAGACAATTCAGAAAATAAAATGCCCACTGTGCCTAGGATAGCCTGTTATATCACTGGCATTGAAATGGATACCAGTAGGCTCAGTGATCCTACATTCGTATCTAAGATACACATAAGAGAACGTAGATTCACAGACGCCAATGGTACTAGAGAATATTCAGGCGCACAAGGCGGTAGCTATACAGTTGAAAGACTTATGCCTACTCCATTTAAGCTAACTATGAAAGCTGACTTGTGGACATCAAATACAGATCAAAAACTGCAATTGTTAGAACAGATATTGGTGCTGTTTAATCCCAGTCTGGAACTACAGACCACAGACAACTACATAGACTGGACCAGTCTCAGTGCCATGTATTTGACCAGCACTAATTTTTCCAGCAGAACTATTCCTCAAGGTGCAGAATCAGACATAGACATCTGCAGTATGGATTTTGAAATGCCGATATTTATATCACCACCGGCCAAGGTTAAAAAGTTAGGCATAGTACAGAGCATAGTGGCCAATGTGTTTACAGAACAAGGAGAAGTATTAAATCTTTCAGATCTCATATACAATACTTCACAGCCTAACACTTCATTGGTTGGAAAAACATACGGACGTTATCGAGTGTTGCTGTTTAAATCTAACACAGGTTCAGTCAACGACAACCAATATGATCTCACTATAGTGAACCCTACAGACGCAGTGATATCAACTGGGCTCGATCAGCGTGAATACAAAAATGGTGAGCCTGTAGAGTGGGCTAAGATTTTAGAAGTACAAGGCGGATATGTACCGGGCAGTGAAGTGTGGTTTAAGAAATTCAGCGGATTTGAAATAGTAGGAACGTTTGTGATCAACCCGTTAGACGCCACAGTGCTCACAGTGACGCTAGATGCAGACACATACCCTGCCAATGACGACATAGCCAGCACAATACCAGGCATCGCTGCTAGAGGCACAGTAGACGCTATTATAGATCCTTACAAATACAATCCTCTAGAAGTATACGGCTCGCATGCTGCCATACCGCTGGGTTTAAGATTCTTAATGTTAGACGATGTCAACAACAGTGAGAACCGTGGAGGATTTATTAATCTTCCTTCTAACCCAGCAGACAGCACCAGTGTTCCATATCGTGGACCACAGGCTTGGCGTAATCCCAGCAACAACGACTCAAGTTGGGAAAACCAAGACGGAACCGATCCTGTTATTGTAGCCAACTCCATAGTAGAATGGACTGGACAAACATGGGCTACCGTTTGGAATCCTGTGGACAACACATTAGAAGCTGCCGACATGGCGGGAGAAACATTCTCCCCTACTCATATCCAAAATATTCGTACAGGAATCAAGTATAAGTGGGACGGTGATCAATGGCTCAAGGCTTTTGAAGGCGAGTATATGCCAGGAGAATGGAACTTCAAGGCAGCAGGCGGATAAGTATCTGCATGCAACAGCGTGCCGGATTATTATTCTTAGCTAAAACCACAGGTAGAATCCTACTGATCCTAGACAACGATCGATGGACCGTGCCTACATTTCAGCGTAACAACAGTCTCTTAGAAGATGCACACGCACTAATGACTCAATACTCACAGGGTCGTATAGTACCTATCGAGCTGTATCTATCAGAAGATCGTGGGTTTGAATACGGAACGTATGTTTGCCTAGTCGAAGATGAATTTTTAACGCAGGCTGCACCTACTATCTGTTGGAGTCACTTAGATTATTTGCCTAAACAACTGCATAACGGGTTAAAGGTCACATTAAATAATTCAGTAATACGAACTAAAATTGAAACTATAATGGAGTTAGAACGTGCTAGAACTAATTAAGAGTGGACGATTTCAAGAAGAATATCGAAACTATCAAACTAGAATTGAAAAAATTACCAACCTTGATACAAAAAATCAAGCTACTGGGTTTTTAAAAACTCTAGTCAATGAAGTAAAAAAATTAGATGGTCAGCATCAAGAGATGTTTTCAGGTAACCGAGTACCTATGGGATTAGGGGATGCTAGAAGTAATATTGTCAGCATTCGTAAAAAACTCGATACTCTACTTAGAGACTGGGAACAGCATTCTTCTACAGTTTAAAGAGTACTAAATGCCTTAACAACGATGCTACCTACCATAGGAGCATGGACACCGCATTGATATCGGTAGCCGCCGCTGATATCTGTGGGTATCTTCCAATATAGTGTTCCGGAATCTTTTCCCTGCGCTGCCGATCCGACAGTGACTACTCCCGCCACAGTTACATGAGTTAGTCCAGTGTTATAATTCACACCAGCGCCATTCTGTATAATAAACGGATGCCCGGTAGCAGTTATGTTAAATGCGATAGTAGTTCCATTGATGGCATATATTGTAGGATTGTCGGTAGCCCCGTATTGATCGAATCTGTAAGCTGCTGCACCGCTGTTGGAAACTGTTAGCATAGTAATTGCTGGAAGATAAAATTTATCCACAGTTAGCCCGGCAGAATCTCCTAAATCAGTAAACTCATTAACCAATGTAGCCGAGCTGGTAATAGTGATAGTATCAGTGCTGGCGTTTGTAGTAATCGAAATGCCGGAGCCTGCTACTAACGTTAACGAATCAGTCGCAGAGTCTGCGACTACATTACTCTGTCCAGCTACTGCTATTGTTTGAAAACTGTTTGTCGATGCTCCGGCCGCTGCTGCTATCGTTATAGTATCTGTGCTGGCATCTGTGGTAATAGTTACGTTAGTTCCTGCTACCAGAGTTAATGAATCAGTTCCTGAATCAGCAACCACATTACTTTGTCCGGCTACTAATATTGTTGAAAATGTGTTTGATCCGTTGATTGTTATTTCGCCGTTAACTGTTGTTGCTGTAGTGATTCCGCCGCTACCTACAAACTTTAAGACATTTCCACTGGTGACAGTTCTAACTGTAGAGTCATCTCCAGCTATGGTTAATTCGAAATTGCCTCCTGCACCCCCAGTTCCAGCAGCAATCGATTTGGCTAAAAAATCAGCGTTAGATACATTTGTGAGATTTGCTTTGGCTAGATTTATGCCGCCTGCACTGATTCCGTCATACAATCTAAGCGAATTTGCATCACGGTCATAAAATATCTCTCCGCGAATACCAGACTTTCTGTTAAGAAAATCTGCTTCTCTAGGTATAATTCTTACTGCGTCTAAAACAGGTATTTTTGCCATTTAATATTCCGGGTTGATAGTATATTTATTTTTATTTGAAACCTTTTCTATCATAAATAAGTGTCTGCATTAAGCACGTACATAATTCCAGGAGAAACTATGACAGAATTTGTTCCGATTAGAGATCGATTATTAGTTAAAAAAATCGAAGATGCTATGAAGACTAAGAGCGGCCTAACTCTTTCAGACGACACTAAAGAACGTCCGACCAAAGGAGAAGTATTGGCCGTAGGGGAAGGAAAATTAAACGATGACGGGAAGTTAATTCCTATGGTTGTTAAGAAGGGAGACCAAATTGTTTATCCTAAATATGCTGGTCATCCTATTAAATTCGAAGGTATTGAATATTTGATTTTAGACGAGAACGAAGTTCTCGGTATAATGAAAGGAGAATTAAAAAATGGCTAAACTGATCCCAAGGGTGGTTGTGATGGGCGAGGAAGCAAGAGAACGCATTGTTAAAGGGGTCAACATCCTCGGTGATGCTGTAAAAGTTACTCTTGGGCCAAAAGGCCGAAATGTAATTATTCAGCGCATGTTTGGTGCTCCACATGTTACTAAAGACGGAGTTACAGTTGCTAACGAAATCTTTCTACGAGATAAACTTGCTGACACTGGTGTTAGAATGATAAAACAAGCAGCAAGTCAAACATCAAAAGATATTGGAGACGGCACCACTACAGCCACAGTACTGGCACAGGCTATGATTCGAGAGGGTATGAAATTTGTTACTGCAGGAATCAGTCCTATTAATTTAAAGAGAGGGATTGATAAAGCGGTAGCAGAGGCGATTACAGAATTAGACAAAGTAAGCAAAGAATGTTCCGATCCAAAAACCATTGCCCAGGTTGCATCAATTTCTGCAAACAACGACATTGAAATGGGGCAACTTATCGCTGATGCATTGATTGCTGCTGGAAAATTTGGAGTAGTTACCGTCGAGGACAGTACCGGATTCAAAGACGAATTAGATTCGGTAAACGGTATGTCTTACGAGCAAGGATATCTTTCTCCTCATTTTGTCAATACTGATAAACAAAAATGTGTTTTAGAAAACCCATTGATTCTAATCTGCGATCGGCCTATTTTAAACATGAATGATGCATTGCCTATTTTAGAGAAATTGGTTGAAACTAAACGCCCATTTCTTATCATGGCCGAAAGTGTTGAGACTGATGTTCTTGCAACATTGGTTATAAACAATGTACAGGGCGCTATTAGAGCCTGTGCAGTTCGCGGCCCAGACTGGAAGGGATATAAGCGCAGCAGAATGATCGAAGATATAGCTATTCTAACGGGTGGTAAAGTTATTTCAGATGCTACTGGAAAAAGAGTAGAGACGGCTGAGATTGAAGATTGCGGGCAATGCAATCGAGTTGAGATCACCGAACACCACACAACAATTATCGGCGGACACGGAGATAAAGACCGCATCGACGAGCGTATTGCTACTATCCAACACAGTATTGACGATCCAGAGCACGACGGATACTTTTCACGAGAAGAACACAAACAGCGGATTGCTAATTTAACAGGCGGCGTTCAGGTTATTCGTGTCGGATCTGCTACTAAGGTAGAGCGCGGTGAGAAAAAAGACCGGATCGACGATTCACTACACGCAACTAAGTCCGCTATTAGCTCTGGTGTTGTTCCAGGAGGAGGAGTTTCTTATATTCGAGTCAAAGAAAAACTCAAATTGTTTAAACTTGCCAATGAGGAACAAAATGCTGGAGTTCAAATTGTGCTACGTGCTATGGAAGAACCATTACGTCAAATAGCATTTAATGCGGGCGATAGCCCTGACGTTATTGTGAATAAAGTAGTCGAAGGAACTGACGAGTTTGGTTACGATGCAAGCAACAGTACATTTGGCAATATGTTTGACATCGGTATTATTGACCCCACTGAAGTTGTTAAGACTGCATTAATCAATGCTGCAAGTGTTGCCGGACTGCTATTGATAACAGATTGTGCAATTTATGAAGATGAAGAAGAGCAAGATTTAGCAATATTAGGCGCAAGCCCCTCTGCTGGTCAAAGCCTTCCGCAACAATACGAACAATAATTGATTGCTGCGACATAAAAAAAGGCGCATAATGCGCCTTTTTTATTGAGAAATAGTATCAAGGAGTTACTGGCCAAGCTGGATCCCACGGAAACCTTGAGCTTGCCGGAATATCTCGCAGTGTCTGTCGATATGCAGCCCACGCTGCTTTTTGTACATCAGTGAATCTTGCTTGGGTAGTTGGCAAGTCAACATAATCACTTTCTAATAATAGTTGGTTTCTTTTAGCAACAACTCTAGCTTCGACGTCGGCTTGTTCTGCAGGCTGAGTTCTATACATTCCTGTACCGTGGGATAATTCACCATATTGCCCTGATTTAAGTCTTTCGTATAAATCACGTGAAAACTCGCTTTCGGATTTCGGGTGTGCGCAAAATTCATGCGGATTTACACATCCTTTAAAAAGGATACGACACCATACTTGGTCAACTCCTGTGATATAGCAGGCATCTTTAATTTCCTGTATGTTGTCTACTGTAAATGTTTTAATCATCATAGCTCCTCAAAATACTATCATTTATTTATGCGTTTTATCAAGTCGGAACCCGATACCAGGGCGTTTATCGTAAGCATATTCCGGGTAAAATGGACCGTTTTTATCGACATAATGAAAAAATGCCTGTACTTGATAGCTGTTCGGGCCTGCATTAAATGGGTCTCGCCAATGTTCTATTTCGCAGCCTCGATAAATTATTAAATCTCCTGGATCTTGATCTATCATTATCCCGGTGTTTTTAGCACTGATAAATTCTCCAGAAGGGCCAGCAACATTCCATGAATCCTTGTCAACGTACATTCCCCATCGATAGCCAGGGTCCATGTAATTATAATTGAATCCAAAACACACAGTTGTGCTTATTTCACAGCTAGGTCGATCTTTGTGTCTTTCTAAAATCATCCCAGGCCGATAAACTCGGTAATAGGTATATGTAGGACACAGCGATAGTCCGGTATGATGCTCCATATGAGGTAATAAAAAATGCATCATAGTTTCCATAAGAGTGTCGCTGTACACCGAGTGTGCATCTTTGACTTGAGCATTGTTGCCTTTTTCTGGGGAAAACTCGTGTTCTTCTTTCAGCAGTGCATATTTTGTTACAATTCTACAAAGATCAACAGGAACAACTTTTTTTAAATTGAGATATTTGTTTTTTTTAAATTCTTCTGGGTTATTCATTTAAATGGCTTTCCTAAGTTCCATGCTACTAGACTGTATCTAGTTCCTTTAGTAACTGGAGTAACTTGATGATAAATGTGAGACGGAAACACAATAATCGATCCCTGGGGTCGGATTTCTTTACATGTATGATAACGAGTTTTTCCGTGTGGCCCAAGATCGAATTTTAAATTTCCGCCTTTATATTCAGCTGGATCGTTTAAACTTATTGTAACACTTAATTTTCTTATCTTGCCTATTTGATTTGTATTTTCAGTTGCTGCTTGATCCTCGACTTGAGGATTTCCAAATGTGTCAACCATAATTGAGCCGTCTGGATTTGTATGATACGTATCTACAGTCGGATCGAATCTTCTATACGGTTCTATCCCCACATCAGTATGCCACCCGTAAAACTGCCCCGGACTGTATTTTGTAAATTGTAAATCTTCTGTATAATCCCAATCAAAATTCCAACCTGCGGCTTTGTTTGCTTGCTTAACAAATCCCCAAATAATCTCATATATTGCTGGATCATTGAGCCACGATACATTAGAATCACGAACATATGTTTTGTCAATATCGATCCCTTTTTTGTGCAAACCGTTTATTGATGCTGATTTTGCAGGTATTCGATCATCGTTGGTTTTTTGTCGCCAGCCACCTACTGAGGCGTTAGATGCATCCTTGCCATACTTTGCTTCTTGTTCGTGCATTGCCGACAGTCCGGCTTCAATTATTTGGTCGCAAACACCGGGTGGTATGGCCGATAAAAAATACCAATAATTATATTTTAATATCACTTAAAAAGTGCTCCGTGAACATGTCCTACTAAAATACATTTGTTGCCGCTTTTAACGGGATTAATTTTATACGGCATGTATG